CACATCACCGTGTGTGATCAAGATGGGACTCGGCCTATGACCGGCCAAGTCTTTTTCCTGATCGGGCGGCTCGCAACAACCGCTGCCCATGTCGGGTCAGCCGTACGCAAGTACCCAGCTGGCCAGACTATCCTAACCCGAGGCGAAGGTGGCACCCACACCTATCGCTTCATGAACTCTGAAATACGAGTTGCTCTCTTTGACACTGAAGGTTGCGCATTGAAGTTCCCAAAAACATGCCTCCAACACCACAGCCTCTTGCCCCATCTGCCTAAAGCAGAAGAGATTGCAAGCCTCAAAGAGATCGACCAGTGTCTCGTTCTTTCGAGGTCGCCTACCGGCGCCCTCGACCAACAAGCCGTAGGCTCCTCGCAAATTGAAATGTGCGACCCCTACCTCCATAAGCATCCACAAGCCCCTGAAACCATGCTTTATTGGAAGTCCTCAAGCTCCGGAACCAACAACGGAGACTCAGGAGGCCTCTGGATGACGCAAAACACCCGTCTGCGATTCCGCCTCATCGGCGGCCATTCTGGCGCTAGCAACATCCATGCCTATGCCTACCCCCTCGTTCTCGAGAAAATCCTCCCTTATGCTGTCGACGAAGTTGCGCTTTCAACCCCCGCCGAGCTCACAAAGCTCGAAAAACTTCCTCCCTACATTGGTGAAGGTTACCTCCCCGAGGCAACTGTCCAACAAGCCGGAACGCTTCCTCGTTCCAACACTATCACGCTCTCCGTGATCGCCCCCGTCCTATTTCAGCTCGGCTACAAGACTACCACTTTGCCCTCTGTCGTCCACAAGATTGTCCCTTTTCAACACCACTCACAGTGGAAAGAAAAAGGAGTAATTTACGACGGAGAGTTCAATTCCAATGATACTCTTTCGCCCCTTGAAGTCATTAAGACCAAGCTTTCCTTCGACCCCCCTCTATTTCCGCCATCCGTTTTAACCAACGGTTTCCCCAACTGGCACATGGAGTGGCCCCGTCCCAAGGATGCCGTTTACCACGTCTATCACCCTGACGACGTTATTTACGGCAAACCCGCCCTTTCCGTTGATCCCATACGCATGGATGCCTCACCCGGCTACCCATTCACTACTACTAAAGGAATGACCACACGCAAACAAATGTTCCCCGCGCGTGGGTCAACCTCTGAGAAGTTTATGGATCGCCTCAAACACATCCGCGATACCAACGAAAACGACGGTCAGTACATGCCCATCTATGCCCTCTCTATCAAAGTGGAGCGCCGCCCTGTCCCCAAAGTCTTCGAGGCAAACTCTCGATCAATCTTTGGAGGACCCGTGGACTTTCAAGTCTACGGGCAGTGTTTCTACTACGACCTTATGAAGGCCGCCCTCAACAATCCCACGTCCCGACTCACTATCGGAATCGATCCCCACTCTCCTATGTGGGGCGATTTACACCGACGTCTCTCGAAGCACCCCAATGCCATTGAGACTGACGCTAAACGCTGGGACAACACCCAAGAGTCTCGCGTCCCACTTTTCATCGTGAACGAAGCTGCCCAAAAGTACTTCCAAACGATGAATGTCCGAGACCTCTCACAAGGCTTCTACAACCCAAGCAAGCTCTACGCCCACGTGCGCGGAGCTGGCATCGGATGCTTTCAAGCCTACGTCCTTATTCTGAACGCCCTCTACCTTACACCTACCCAAGTCAAGA